TCCGGCCAACCCACGCTCGGCCAGTGTAAGCATCTGAAACGATGCATTACCGGCCATGTTGACCATATGGGAAACAGGCGAAGAAAGCAGGGCATTGATGTAATTTTCCATCGCAAAGTCGTAAGATTTTTCGCCGAAACCTTTAGACGTATATCTGGCACGCTGCATTGGGTTGTGAAGCTGGGCAAGCACATGCAAGTGATAATCAACCAAGCCATCGTCCATTTCGTTTACAAACGTGTCCAATTGCTCGGTGTAATCTTTGAGGTTCATGCCTTCAATTTTTGCAATTTTAGAAATTACAGAAAGACCGCGACCATACTCACTGACGTTGCCGCTGACTTGTGCTGCAAGGTTTGACTGTATAGTCGCAATCACACGCAGTTTTTTGTAAGCCTCATCCCGCGCTCCGGCGTCTAATGTGTTGACGGCAGCGTTTGCTCCATGCTGTATTTCCTTACCAAGCCTAATCATCACAATCAGACCGCCCACAACATCTTCGCTGGGCAGCACTTCCCCGGGCTTGCGATTGAGAAACTTATGCATAATGTTTTCAAAGCCGGTGGCTTCAGCCATAGCGGTCAGGGTTTCTATGGTTTTTGTCTCACGGCGCAGATGCTCAAACAGTTCCTTGTTGTTCTGCTTGATGTTTGTCAGTACCGTTTCAAAATCAAACTCGCCCGGATTTGAGTTAAATATTTCGCCAATGCGGCCAAGGTTTAAGCCCTTGTCATAACCGCCAGCCATCAATGCTTCATTTAAAGCTTTGAGGTCATCGTCGCCCATTGCCTTGACAACAGTGCTACCGCCCGGACCCGGTGTAATTTCATCGTCTGGAAGCTGACCACCATACGACCGGGCTTGCGCTTCTTCGACCGTGCTTTTGATTGCATCGCGTATTAATCGACCGGCCATTACAAGCTCTCCCCATCAGTTATAGACGCGCCAGACTCCAATAAGGTTATGCCACCACCAAGCGACAACAGCGGAATGCTGCCTTGGAAAAACTTTTTAAACACTTCGTCTTTGCTCATGCCGGTAAGCTGCGCTGTTACATCAACGCGGTCATCAATTAACTCAACAATAGTTTTTGGCTCAGAAGCGAGGCCGGTTTTGTCACCATTTGCAAACCAGCTTAACGATTGAGCTTCAGCCGGTTTAACGCCAAGCTTTTCGGCGACTTGTTTATAAATATCAGAAAATACCGCATATTCAGTTTGCATGTCTTTTCCATCAATTTTTTGACTTTGCAGAGTGTCTGCCACCATAGTCGCGGCATCAAAAGATGATGGGTCTTTCTGATACATCTCTTGAAATTCTTTTGTTTTTGCGGCTGTTTTACCGCCAATAAATTTTAGCGGGATAGACCCCGGCTCTAATTCATTAAGCACATCAAAGACTGCGCGAATGGCGTGCGTGTCAACTGTAACTCCGGCAAGATTGCCTGACACATTTTCAGCGAATGTCGCTGGTTTTGGGTTGGTGTCAAAAGATATGCCTGACGCCATAACATCGTCCAAAAGCTTGCGGTGCAAACCCCCGGGGTTAATTATCATTGGATAACCTTTTTCATTGATACCGCTGCCGCCGGGGCCAATAATTGTACCAATGTCTATTCCACGCTCTTGCTTAACCCCGGCCAAAGAAGCGCTTCTCAGGTTTTCTTCCGTTTTTGTTCTAGGGCTAGTGGCGGCATAGTTTAGTGCAAACTTGCGCAAGGCTTCGAATGCTTGCTTTTTACTGTAACCAAGCTCTATCGCCTTATCTACAATTGGCCCGGTATTGTAGAAAAACTGAACATTTGTGCCGACAAATGGCTTTGCTCTTTCTGCTAACTTGTCTGAAATGACATCACTCATTTCAATAACTTTTCTCGCCCTGTCTCCAAGGGGAAGAGCTTTACCTTCTGGCGCTCTTGGCACTGGCGTTTCTATTTGCTCTGGGAAAGTGCGTGCGTAACTTTCCGCGCTTGTATCAAACATAACTTCGCCGCTTGGCTGCGCCCTATCCTTTGGCGCAAGTTCCATTTGCTCGGCTCTTAAATTTAGAATATTGACCGCTTCATCTGCGTCAACTTTTACCGGCTCTGCGCCTTGAAAAAGTTGCCCCGCATTCATGCCAACGTCAGGCATTTCGCCGGGCTGGTTTAAGCTTTCCCTATCAGTCGTGTATTCCTCGAATGCTATATCTTTAGCGCCGCCTCGACGCTTTAAATAAAACGCTGCAATATCTTCCTCAGAATAACCTGACAGTCTGCCAATCTCTAATGGCGTTTTTGCTTGTTTAATTGCGTCTAGATTTTCTTGCGTTGTGCCAACATGAATTATTCCCATCCCATCATCATCAACAAACAATCCGGCATCTTTCAGCTTTTGCGTAATTTTACCAGTTTCATACTGCATGGATAATTTATCATCTGCCGCTCTTACATTAATTACTGTAGCAAGCATTTTCTTTTTAACTATGTCTGCAATATCTTGCTTTGTAGTTCTAGCAGTGCGCAACTCGCCCTTTGCAGCAAGCACCGCAAAGTCTTCAGCGCTATTTATATTTACTGAATTACTTTTATCCATAAGTAATTTGTCTATCTCACTTGCTCCAAAAGAGCTAGTCGGTGGCATTTCGCCGGGCTGGTTCAATCTCTCGCCAACAGCTTGCAACTTGCCCTTAATAGCCGCTGTCAGTCCCTCATCCGAGCGTGCAGCGCGGAAAGCGCTCACTGCCAAGTCAATGGGTATGCCAAGCCCTGCGCCCTCTACGGCCTGTTTTAGGCGTCCTGTGAGCCGCTCGGCAGCTTCAGCATCTTCACCCACCTTGCTATCTAGAAGCGCAATTACGTCATTACTGATGCCAAGCTCGACCAAAAGCGTAGAAAGGTTGCCGCCTTCCGGGTCAAAGAGCGCATCAGCAAATGCACCGCGCCCCATGTTTGCCAGCAAAGAAACACCCCGGATTGGGGCTACACCCATGCCAGCGGCAAACTGTACCAAGCCTCGGCCAAGGTTTTCCACAGCACCTTCACCTTTCGGCACTTCAATGCCAGCGTTGCGTAATCCCTGAGAAAACGCATCGTCCATATCCGGCATGTCCTGTGGCTTTTCTTTAGAAAACGAAAGCCCATTTTCATCGTAGTTGATGTAGCCCAAACCGCCGAGCTTACTGTCTATAAACTGGCCTATGTCATCAGATGCACTAACCACACCCTTGACCATGTCTTGCACACCACCGGCCACCGCACGCCCGGCTGACTTAGCAAAGTTGCCAATATCGCTCGGAAGACTTGATGGGTCTACAGCCTCGGGCATAGGCATACCCCCGGCCAAATGCGCCATAGGGTCATCTTGTGGAATTTCAAAGTCCATCGCCTCGGAAAGAGACACGCCCTTATCGGTAATGTTCACATCATGCAGCACCGATTTGCGTGCGGTGTGGGATTGTCTGCGTGCTTCCATTAAGTCCATGCTAATTCCCTACCGCTTTTTCTAACGCAGCTTTTAGATTGTTCAGACCAGCAATCGAAACATTGCGGTAAGAAGCGGGATTATCATTGTTATTGCCGCTTTCTTTCGCAGAAATCATTTCGTTTATTTTGGCAATTGCGCCTTGGAAATCATCAGCGTCTAAATCAAAATCAGTATTTCGGTTTAGCGCAGTAATGACGTTCTTAGCAGCATCAATTTCTAGGGTTCTTGTCGCATCAGAAACATCTTGCTCAAACTCTGCCATAAGCTCGTTGGCTGTGCCTATCGCGTCAAAATCAACCTCATTCCTTTTAGCGCTTGCCGCCGCTGTTTCTAGGCGTCCTTGGATTTGTCTAAAGATGATGGCTTTGTCAAAATTAGGGTCACCCTCAGAAATAGCCTCAATATTTCCCGGGAGCTTTAGCGTCCCTTTAATGAACGACAGAGCGGTTTTTACTTCTTCGTCTTCGTAATGCTCAACGCGCTGATAATATTTGCGCTGGTCAGCCGCTGTCAGTTTGCTCCAACGGCTTATAACGTCTTCTATGGTGATATTGGCGCGCAAAGCTTCTAGTTCATTTATTGCTTCTGCGCTTGAAACTGTTCTTGCACCGCCAGCCTCTTGCAACTGCTGTTCAAGTTCAGCGGCTTTTACAGGGTCAGTACTTTCTAACCTACCAATCGCAATATTAAATGCCGGGATGTCGCCATCCATAGCGGCACGAAGAGCATCCCTTTGATGCCCTTTGGCGGCAAGTTCAGCGTCTTGATTTATCTTTGCTTGGGAAGCTGTTTCAAAATTGATTTGCTGAATGCGGCGCGTGCGTAACTCGTTGGCAATATCAGAATAACTTTGCCCAGCGCCACGCAAAACAGTTATCGCATTTCTAGCGGCTTCGTCTAAAAATTCATTGTCCGAGCCGAGGCCGTCTAACTGACCTTTGCTGATGTTTGTTATAGTTCCTTGCGGATCGTCACTGTCTAGAACGGCATCACTTAAAGCAGTAGTCGCGGCCTCTCTGACCTTGCCGTCAAACAACGATTCCAAGCTGCTCATCATAGATGGCGACAAACCCAACCGCTGCGCCTGTTCTAGCTTCGCTAGCTTTAAACCAACAAAATCGGCTTCAGTGGGTGGCCGAGTAATGATTTCACCGGCAGCATTTTTTTCCTGTGTGGGAATGCCCTCAGTAATAAAGTCGCCCAAGACCTCTAGTTGCTCAAAAAAGCTAAGAACAAAAGAAGACTGACTTTTGTCTTTCATCTCCGAAATGTAATTACTGTGATAAGTCGAGTATTTTGAGTTACCCCAGATGCTAAGATTAGCCCGAACCTTACCGGCCAAGAGGGGCGCAGTGTCATCAAAGGTTGCAGCATAGCCATGAACAACAGCGTCAATATCGTCTGATATCGCTGCCGGGTTAGAATTGTTGACCTCACCAGCGGCAATAATTTCGTTTATTTTTTGACGCGCAGATTGCTCAACTTCTAGCGAGGTTATTTCCAGAGCCGCACGCCGTGCTGCGCGGTCGAAAACTGTATCTTTACCGCCGGGCAGTTCTAGCTCTTCACCGCTTTGGAAGGCTTGGTCTATTTGCTCTTGAGTGGGCTTGTTCCGCGCTCCATACTCCAGACCGTCCCGCTCTGCCTTTTGCTTTGCTTGCTGGAGAAAAAAGCTGTTCATCCGCGACAAAGAATTTTCTAGCTGGTTCAGACCTTGCGCAGTTGCTTGCGCCGTTGCCGAGGTTATTTCCGGCACTCTAAGCTGTAAACTTGCGGGTCTGGTTCTGACACTCTCAGCCATTAGTCTGACCCCACTGCGCCTTCAGCACTGCCACCAAAGCTAGCTGCTTGCGACCCTGCCGTAAAAGCATCTACACCCGCCGATAGCGTGCCGGTAATAAGCGCAGTACGCCCGGCCCTTCTGTAATCTGCCGCTTGTCGCTTGCCGCCGGAAAGCGCAAGACTTGCACTGTCAGATGCCGTATTAAAATCAGTCACGCCGCTGCGTAGGTTGTAGGTATTGATAAGGTCTTTTGTCTGCCCGGGGACCAGCGCTTGGACCCCCCCAGAATATCCACGCGCTACTGTAGCAGAGATTGCAGCCATTGCATTGTCGAGAGCTTGAGTGCCTTCGCGGGTGTATGCCACCGCGTCAAGCCGGGATTTAATAACGGCGTTTTTCGCTCTAGCGTCATATTGCTGCTTTTGGCTATATGCCTTGCCTACGCCGGAAGCAAACTGCAAGCCGCCAATAATGTATGGAACTGCCTGTGTCATCTACGCCCCCACGCTAACTTTGTAATCCAAGGCCAGTACCGTCATAAAAACAGGCTGACTTTGACTGATTGTGATTTGTGCATCCCGGTCATAGCCTAAAAACCCTTGCGTTTTCTTAGAGCCGGTAAAGGTCGGAACCGCGCCAGTGCCGGAGAGGGGCAGGGTGGTCAGGTCTATTTCCTTTGAATTGATGGTCAGGTTTTGAGTGCGATACAGTATTGGGGTCACTTCCAATATGCGCCGCCGCGTGGATTGCGCAGAGCCGCTTTGCATACGAGGCTCAAAAGGTTGGGTGACCACTGTGGCCGTGTAGCTCAGACCGGCCTCAACGTAGCTGCTCGCAGTGCCACCTATTGTTACGGTTCCTGATAAGGTTCCCACACCTATTGTTAGAGTAATTGAACTGCTAGAAATCGGCTGATTAATAGATGTAATTGTCTTAAATAATTTATTGCTTGTTAATTGCTGAGTGCCACCATGATCAAAACCTAAACTTGTAGTGGTCAAGGTTTCTGTTTGCGCTGCACCGTAAACATCAGTCCCGGTAATTGTGATTGTAGCCCCAATAGTCCAACCGCCACTAATATTGCCGTAATTCAATTGAACAAATCTACCCGCGTCACCAAGATCAGCAGTTGCATCATTATTGCCTAAAACACCATTAAGGGTTTGATTTCCACTACTAGCAACAGCACTTGTTTTGAGGGCATCACTATCATTAGCCAGTGTGCCAACCGTTGCGTCACTATCAACAATGTCATCGCGTACAATTTTAACTGTTTTAGCCTGCAAATGCGACAAGCCGCCAATCAGTGTGGTGCTAGGCAATGGCTGATCGGGGGACGCTGCCCCAGAGTAGTATTGAATCGAGCTATCTGTGGTGCGGTCATCGTCGAACACTTCCAGATAATACTTTGTCGCGCCCCCTATGGTGCGTTTAACCACTGTGTAAATTGTATCCAAGTCAACAGCGACATCCACAAAATCACCGTCCGTTGACCACGAAGCCGGAGCAACGATTTGCTGAGAACGGTTTAAGGTAAATGCGGTGATGCTGCCTGTAAAACCGGCGCTAGCTGCGCGATACCCGGTAGAGCTAGTGCCGTTAACAATAAGCAGCAAATCGCCCTCAGTGGTGTCTGTAGCGCTTCTGAGCGCCATTCTCTGAGGGTCAACCAACATATGCGAGGAAAGCAGCGAGATATTGTTTGCCACATAGTTAAGCTCAACATCGCTAAACAGCATTTCACGCAGGGCTTTCCCCTGCCGCTGGATAAACAGCGTACCGCCCTCAATCGCTTGTGGCAGTATTCCATATTTGCTTCCTCGGTTGGTCGCAGCCTTCACAGTGATGTTTGACGGCGTTATCGGATCCAAGGTTGCTTGGGGAATAAAGAACTCACCGCCCTCGGTGAAAATCTGCAAATCGCGCCCAGACCTCACGCCGGTAATTGCGTTGACGGTGTCGGTTGCCAAAGTAACAATGATGGCATCATCATCTAGCCCCTCGGCCACACTGAAGTCAAAAAAGTTTCCGACCTTGGAGCCAAACAATGTAGACGGTTGTGAATAGCTGCCGCCAAAATACAAGCGGCCTTCGTGAAAAGAACAGGTGCGCGGCCATCCCCGGGTGTTAGACCAAGCGTCCTCATAACCGCTTTCTATTTCCCACTCGCCGGAGCCAATTGCAGATGTGCTGAAAAATGGTATTTCAACCGTAGCCTCGACCACTGTAGCGCTGGTGTACTTCGTTATCTTAGCTCGGCCAAAGCCATTTAGCACATTGACATACTGATCGACGTTAGACGATGAAAACGCACTGCCCCCAGCGGTCAGTGTGATATTGCCGGACGTAGCTGAAGCGGTCAGCGTCTGGCTGATTGTTGATGTTGACGCAGTGAATTGTTGCTTGGGAACCGCAGGGCTAACCAACGACACAGTCCAAGTTGTATTGTTTGCACCGCGCACGATTTTAAACGGCGCGAAGTTTTCGTTTACAACAATCAATGTATCAGATGACTGCGTGTAATACGTTTTATCCATATCGATTGTGGTCGAGCCTTTAAGCGTGCCGACCGCATAGTCTAAATAGGAGTTGCCGGAGCCGTTGATGTTTGTGAGTAGTGTTTGCGCAGCATAAAAGCGAAAGCGGATTGTGCCGGATGCGGTCTGCACCGAGGCCACAATCATAAAATTTTGGGTGGTAGAAAACTCAAAGGGGATAAGCATGACCCCATTGTTTGGATTGTCAGCGGTCAGATCAGTTAGAAACCGCAAGCCCGGGCGGCGCGAAAAGCCGCCCTGTGGTTCAAATTCCACATTTTCGGCCAAATCCACAGAGGCAAAGTATTGGTTTAAATCGATGCGCCCCCGCAAGAGCGGATCAATCTCACCAATTGTGAAGGAACTTTGATATTGTTGAATCCGGCTCATCGCACCTCGGCAAGCATATAATCGGTTATTGGCGCGGCCATTTGCCCGGCGCTGTCGATGTTAGAGGCTTGCCGGAAGAAACCGCCGCGCAGCCCCTCACTGGGCGAGCCTAATGCAACCGTGCGCCAGTACTCGGCCTTGCTGGTCTGATCGGTAATGACCTCGGCAAGATGCCACGCCATTTGATAGCTTAGAAGGGTGACGAAATATGTGGGCATGTTGCCCTCAGACACGGTCTTTTGGTAATCAATAAAAATGGTGGTTTCTTCTGTCATCAAAACAGTTCCACCCGCTGCGGCTTGATTTATTTCCCAGTTTTTCGTGATTGGCGCACCGGCATTAGCACTGGCGCGAACCGCCCGGGGAACCCCGGTAATCATGTCATTGGGCAGAGTAAACTGATACGACCATTCACTGGTTGGGGTGGCCGTCTGCTTGGTTAGCTGCGCCTTGCCCAAAGTAAAAGACCAAGGGTACATGCCCAAGGTCGATAACTTTACCTCATCGTAAATTGTGCTGCACGCAGTTGCGCTGGCAGAACCGTCTGAAAAGCTGGTGATGGAAGATGCACCGAGCAGTAGTAACGCCTTGTTACAAATTGAAACGTCAGTATCACCGCTAGCCATAGGCGCACTCCTAAAGGAAAAGCAGGGGCGTTGCCGCCCCCGCTATGTATCTTAGTCGCTGTCAGTAACCGCGATTGTTACCGCATCGCCAACATCTACAACGCCAGAAGCGTTGCTGACCACAACGTGCCATGAGGCCGTTGCAGTGCCGCCGGTGGACGCCCAGCTATAGATGATGTCGCCAACAGAAACTTCATCTGAGACATCATTAAAATAGCCGGAACCATCGATGGTAGTTTTGGCGTCAGTAGAGGTGTAAGTCCACATTGCCGGGGCTGTACCTTTTTTGGCTTGACCTCCAGCGGGTGACCATCCAGTGCGTGAAAAAGCCATGATTAAGACTCCCGAGTTGTGATATCGACAATACCGTCAACATCGATTGCAACCGCACCCATCGACAGGCAAGACGCGACCAGATAACTGGTTTTCTCAGCAATCCAATCAATCTTGGTCGTTGGGGGCATACCGACCGCACAACCAACAGCGCTCTTGTGGAAGGCAAAGTTTGTACGGTCATTTGAGCCGTCTTTCGCCAGACCACCCTCGTCACGGTCACCAAGCACATGGATGGTGAAACCCATGAAGCTGTTGATGTCGCCGCGCTGAAGCGCTTGCAGTTGGTTGAAGTCGGCGCTTACTGCGCGTTCATCTGCCAGCAATGATGCCAAGCCTGATGCGTGGATAACCATATGGCGGTCTGAGCTAGGAACATTTTTCGTGTTCATGGCTTCAGCCGCTGCAATGATTTTACCAACATTCAGATCGGATGCTGCCGCAGAGCCAGATGTGACCACAGTGTTTGCCACAGTGCTACCGGCAGATGCCGCAGCAATTGCGTCCAGAATAATCTGGTCCTGACGCCGCCCAATCGCAGAGCCGACAACTTGTGCAAGCTCTTGGCGCTCGTCAAAGTTGACTTTTTGCTGATTGAAAATGTCAGAGTATTCAGCCGCAATGTAATCTGAAAGCGTACAGCTAACAGTCGAGAATGCGGTATTTAAGGGAACTACGTCAGTCTGGGGTGTGCGAACAACAGCCGCGCCTTTGCCAACGCTAGGGAAGTTTACCGTCGAGCCTTCTACGCCCGTCCGGGTGCGAACAGTTCCAGCCAATTGCGAAGTGCCTTGATAGGCTTGCTTTACCTCGGCATCAAATAACTGGATGAACGCAGTTGATAATCCTGTAGACATGGATTTTCTCCTGATTAAACCAAAAAAGCTTCACGCCACGTTGGTTATCGGGAGCATTGCCCCGGCCTCTGGCTTCGCGGATCAGCCGCGCACGGCGAATTTCTTCGCGCCAGACCGGCCCAAAAGGGTTGTCAGTCAAATCGAAGAATACAGTACAAGCTCCAGCTTGTAAATACTCAAGATACTACATCTAGTATTTGTATAAAAAAGCCCCACCAGTGGCAAGGAGGAGAACACTGGTGGGGGAGTGGGGGACTTTGAGGTCAATCCCCTTGGGAGCAGCTACTTAGGCCACGGGTATTTCATAATCTTCTTTTCGACATCGCGCCGATAATTTTGGTCAGACTGATAGCGCGGATCGGCCATAGCGCTCGACATCCAGTCTTGCATGTCCGACACACTCATCACATCATCGCCGACCTCAGACACTGGGATTCTGGACAAGTCGCCGCCCCACGTTCTGACTTTCTGGAGAAGCTTTTGCCCAGCGGCATCACCGCCCCAGCTATTCATCAACTCGCGCTCGGCTTCTGTCACCAACCCCTTGCGAAGCTGACCATCAGCCCATTCAATATTGGATTTTATAATGGCATCCGCATTAGGGCCAAGCGCCCGGCGCTCATTTTCAACGTCTATTTGTGCAGCTTCAGCATTTTGAATAGTTTGCTCAAGAACCGTCCCGGCAAGCTTGTCAAACGCTGCCTGATTGACACCAAATTCTTTTGCCCATTTCGTATACTCTTCAACAAGCGGGTCTTCCAAAGGAATGTTCTTGTCGGAAAAGACAGACGTATCATATGCCTCGGGGGCTTTGTGCTTACCCTGACTGAACTGCTTTTCAAGGTTCTTGTAACTTTCGGTGAACTTTTCGAGGTCTGGGCCGTCTTCGCTCCAGAACTTTTCGGGGAAGTAGTCCGGCCGCTCAAGTGCCTCGACTTCCGGCTCTTCTGCTTCTTGGGCGAGGTGGGGGACTTCGTCATTGGTTTCCTCGGGTTCAGAGTTGACTTCTGTTTGCATCAGTGTCGCTGGGGCCGCATCGGTTGTCCCCTCGACTTCTTGCTCATTAAGGCTCATTGGTTCGATTTATCCTTTGCTCGATTTCTTTTACCAATCTTCGTTGCGCAGAACGCGCATAGCCAAAACTCTCAGGCTCACCCGGAACCCAAGTGTCAGGCTCTTCATAACGCTCTTTGAGGTGCGCTAAGACCTTCTGCCCGGCCTCGGTGCTAAAGCAGCGCCGGTACAAAATATCGATTTCATTCTGAACATCGCGCCCGATAACCGGGGGGCGTGCCGCATCCAATCCATCCCAGCCGGGTGAATTTATACTAAAAACATTTTTCGTCATTCAGCCGCCATCATTTGTTGTGGGGGTGGGGCTCCGCCTTCCATAGGCTCGCCCTGCGCGGCCATTGCTTGCTGCGCCATTTCCATCATCTCGGCTTGCATTTGCTCACGCTCTTGCGGCGTGGTGCGCAGAGAACCGGGGATGCCTAGCTGATCGGCGATATAATCCCCGACACGCTCCATGTTCAAAAGCATCTGGCCTTGCGGCCCAAGCGCCTGAGATATCTGCATGAACTGCATAACCTCGTTGAGCTTATCCATGTTCGCGGCCATTGCCAGCGGCGATTGAGGCGTTACCGTAACTTGCAAGCCATTGACCTTGAGCGGCAAGTCAATCATGCCCTCTTCGTCCATAAGCTCCAGCGTGCGGCGCACAATCGGAAACATTGTCTCCGAGATTAAACGACCAAAGGCAGCGCCAAGGTTTTGTGACAATTCCTTCATTCTTTCAACCACTTCAGTGGCTGACCGTGCGCTCATATTGTCAGGTGGCAAGCTTTCATCAAGCAAAGTTTTCTTGATGTTTGTGCGCAAATCATTGGCAACAATCTGCGATAGGTTGGCGTCCCCGCTCCGAGGAAGAGGCTGCAAACTCGGACCACGGGGACCGCCATTGGAGTTTACACCAATGACCGCGCCCGGGACAATGGAAATTGTCTGTGGGTTTAAAACTCCATCATCCACGGCAGTGAATACACCGCCGATAGAAATCGAGGCGTTCTTTAGCGTCAACTCAACAACTTTATTGAGCGTTTTGATGTCGGGCAGGGCATACAGAACCGGCCCCCGACCATAGCGCTCATTCGATGCTTTCATGTACCGGCTGACCACAAAGGGAAAGCTGTTGAGGTCGCGGTGCAAAATTTTCGTCTTGGCCTCAACCAGCATCAAACAATAGTTAATCCGGCCATCCTCAACATAGGTGGCCTCTAAAAGCTCAACCCGCTCCGAGGGGTCTTCGTCGTATTTACGCGCCACATCCTCGGGTATTTCCGCATCCGGCCACTCCAGCGCAATAAGCCTAAAAGGGCGGCGAAACTTGCGATATACTGTATCGACCGAGCCAGACGGCCCTTCATCAAAACAGATTTGGTGCGAGGGAATACAGGTGTAGCGGATCGGCGTGACATCATCGCCCTTCTGGATCAGCATACAAGCCGTGCCTACCGCCAAGTCCAAAAGAAACTCGCCAATGGCTAAGTCAAACCCGGATTGTTTCATTACCCCAAACATTTTTTCGGTGTAAAAATCCAAGGCGGTTTGCGCCTCAATCTTGTTCCCCTCGGGAATTTCGTTGCCCGGCTGCAAACGACACCACTCGCGTTGTGGGGGGAATAAGCTGGATTGTATGCGGTTCGCAAACCGGGCAGTGCTATGAATAGCCGTGCTGTCAAACACGCGCTTCATCTTATTTTGGCCGGGCGTATCACTTTCGTAATAGCCGTCATAGAGGTTGCGCATAGGCAGGGCGTATTCATACGCTTCCTCGTAAATTGAACGCCACTGCTCTTTGTGGGCGTTTAGCTTTTTGTAGCGCTTAAAAAGCGTTTCTGCCGGTAAACCCGCCATCACTTTTTCCCATACCTTTTGCGCATCGCTTTTTTCAACGCGACTGACTTACTGTCCATTTTGCCTTTGAGCGGCTTTTTGGCTCCGTACATCTGTTCCAACATCCCTATGCT